TATTCACTAGCTGTCACTACATAGTTGGATCTATCCTCTTCACTAACAGTTAAAACTCTCCAAGTACTTGTAAGAATATCTGTTGTCTGATAAACCCAAATGCTGTTTACATTAGGAGCAGACGTAAAAGCACTTGAAACAGTAATAACACTGCCAGATATACCACTTACAGATTTATTCTCTACTGATCCATCAGAAAGAATAACAGACAAGGTAGAGCCCACTGAATAAGTTAAATCTGTTGTATCATCTACTGTTATTGCAGTAGTAGTAGCAGCTTGAATACGACCTCCTCTACGTTCCCCACTTTTTACAGGGTCAGCTATTTCAATAATCTGCCCAGGCCTAACAACAACCCCTGCATCTACTGATGTTGCAAAAGTAACTATTTCTCGCTCTACGTTTTCCATATATAACAACCATTTAGCAAGACGATTAGCTTGTCCTCTACTTGTACAGGCAAACGCATTTATATTTTTAACAACTGATCCATAACGAGCTTGGTTAGCAGTATCAATAACTTCCTCATAATTTATATCTCGTAAATCTAAATCCAAATATTTAGCAACTACTACTGTAGGTCTTGTTTTTTGACTTGTATTTTGATAAGTAAAGCCAGGAGGAGTTACATTAGCAAGAGTAAACAAATAACTAGAATCTTTAGGAGAATCCTGTGTAATAGTTAAACTACCAGCTTGATAGTATGGCATTGCTCTAAATACAGAACACATTTGATTAATTACGTTATAAGCTTCTTGTTGATTTTGTATTGACACATTACAACTAAATCTAGGTTCTGTATTACCTGTACCTGTACCATCATCTATTTGAGCAGAACAATAAACAGATGCTTGATAAAAACTAAATTTATCTAAATCAGCTTCGACAAGATGTGCGCCTAATCCGTACCTAGAAGACGTTAGAAGGTCATATAAACACCAAGCAGGATCATTTGTATATTGTGCAGCACCTAGCGTTCCATTAAACGTGCCAGTATAAGACAAACTGCCATCTGCTCTTACTGTTGCATTATGAGGAATTTTAACTTTAATACCTTTAACTAAATATTGTCTTTTAGGAATAGATGTAAACTGTTCTGCATCTACTTTTAACCCAACTAATGCACTATTTGGATATGTTCTTTGGTCGTATTTTATTTCTACATAGCTATTAAATTGAATTTCATTAGCTAATTTACTCGATGCACTATCAGCAGTAATTCTAGTGACTTTTATATTAACAGGAAAAGCACCATCTAAATTAACTAAATAATCTCTTTGGTAAGTATCAGGAGTTCTACCTGTAATAGTTCCTGCATTACCAGAGACAACAGTAGAATATGAACCTCCAGAATACTGAACAGCAATCTCTAACTTAACTTCTGTACCAAAAATATCTCCTTTATCACTTAAAGATTGCAAAGAAGGAACAGTTATTGTTACTGATACTGCATCAACATCTGAATCTGTAATTTGTATAACTTTTGGTGTTGCTTGAGGAACAGTAGAAAAACCTGTAGATTTAGTTGTTTCTACATTTTTTGTTATAGGAATATTAGTTTGACTAGAAGTACCAGTTCTTGCTTCAAAAGTTACATCCTTAAAATTAAACGTACCATCAGTAGCTTGTAATGGTGTGTTATTTAAAAATATAGACTTCGCACCATCTACTAAACCACCTATTTCCCCTTCTGATATTAAATCTAATACTTTGGCAAACTGTTTTGAATCAAGATTATCTTTAGCTTCGGTAGGAGTACCACCGCCTCCGCCTCCGCCTTTTCCTCCACCACCACCAGAACCTATAACTTTACTCATACTTCTACCTGTGCAGTCTCAATACCAGCCGATATAACTACCGATCCAGTTAATACCTGTCCATAAACAACAGGAACAGCAACACCAGCACGACTTGTATTTTGTATGCCACTAAAATTAAAAGATAAACGAGGATCTTGCTCTTGTTCTGAAATAACAGGAACAGGAGTCAACATATCACCAATACCACTTAAAACTAAAGCACCACCTATCCCAACAGCAGCTTTTGTTAATGCC